CGAAAACGTTGCCATTAATGGCCGTCGCGCTTCAGCGAGCTCCTTGGAGGGGATACCATGCGAGGAGTTGTTCCTCAGGGGTTGCGAGCCCTTGAATAAGACTACTAGTGCGGGTTGGCCTTGGCGCAGTGCCGGTTTTGGCTCCGGGAAGTTGCCGTGGTTGAAACGCGAAGACGACGGCACTTATTCCATGGGCAAAGCCTTGCGTGAGCAATACGACGAGTTGGAGGAGAAACTCGGTGAAAAAGAATATGAGACTAAGTTCATATTTGGTATGTGCCCTAAGGATGAGCCTGTGAGTGAGGCGAAATACGAGATTTGCAAGGTCCGTATGATATTGGTCGGGCCTTTGGAGGCCAACATCCTTATGCGGAAGTACCTCATGTGCTTTTGTCGCGTTATGGCCATTTTCCCTTTCACTTTTTCCTCCATGGTTGGGGTGGACGCTACTAGTGTTCAGTGGTCTCAGATTCATAATTTCATAGTTGGCCGCGGGGCTTATGCCTGGGACGGTGATTACCAGGACTTCGATAAGAACATGATCAACATGGTCATTGTCGCAGTCTTGTGGATCTTTGCTGGCCTTATGGTGGCCAGCGGGAATTATGACGATAAGGCTTTGACTATAGCCAAGGGCCTTCTTCGCGCTTTGTCCTCTCCCATTATTGACGTTTTTGGCGTCCTTTATTGGGTTAGCGCCATGAACACTTCGGGGAATACCATTACCACTCAGTTTGGTTGTGTCGCCAATAACGTGTACATCACTTACAGCTTTTTTAAGCATCTCAAGAGTGTTTTGGGCACGGAATTCGACTTCATGTTTGCTGAGCGCCTCATGCGAGCCGTCATGCGTAAGGCCATGTATGGCGATGACAATCTCGTTAGCTGTCTGTATGATGACGTGTTCGATTGCGTGGCGATGCAGTCTTGCTTGGTTGGTCTTATCGTTTACACAGATGCTAAGAAGAGCAAGGTGGTCAAGAGCTTCACCCCGACGGATGAGCTGCAGTTTCTTGGTAGGACGTTCGTTAGGAGGAGCGATAATAGGGTTATCCCCCCTTTGGAGTGGGCCAGGATCACCAAGATGATTATGTTCTACCGCAAGCTCCCTGGGCTGGATTTTGCTAATGTCATCAAGCCAGTCTATAGGGCCGCTCTTATGGAGTCGTACTTCCATGGGCGTGAGGTGTACGACATCTTTTTTGGCCACTTGGCTTCTGTCTTGGCGGCTCACTTCGAAATCAACGACGAGAGCACCGTCATTGAGATGTTTCTGTCCCACTCTGGTGGGCCACTCACGTGGGATTTCTTCGATGAGTGGTATGAAGCTAGGGCGGATTCAGGTTGGATCGACGACCCTAGATATGTCGAGGCTATGGAAGCCGAAGACGCTGCTTCAGCATACGCCGAGTTTTGTCGGCGTAGGGCTGTAGCACAGAACAAATAATGGGGCTTTACGCCCCACCCGGGTGTGCAGACCCCCGGTGCGCATGCTATTTCGCGCAATAAACTATCTGCTCTATGCACTGCAGCTGGTCTGCGCAACTTTGTGATGATCTTTGTATAGATCGTATTTATGTTTACATATTTTGACCAACCCATGTCGGGGTTAATGGTTAGGGTTAACGACCCATGCTGATTGGTTAAGAACCCGAGCGATGATACACGCGTAACATTGTCTTGTACACCCGCGTGCCCAAACAACAAACACAAACCCCACACTCCTCACGGAGTTTTTCGATGCCACTACTAGTGACGTTGAGTCGTTCGGTCCCCCGAGCGACGATACTTTTTCCGCCGGTTTCACACCCGGGCTGGATTTGGCTGAATGGTTCAGCCGCCCTATTAAGATAAAGACGTATTCTTGGTTGGAGAATACTCGTATTAACGATGATTTCAATCCTTGGTACGATTATTTCAACAATCCTGAGATTCGCAATAAGTTGCGAGGTTTCTCTAGGTTGCAGGCCACTATGCATTTGAAGCTCATTGTTAACGCTTCCCCATACCAGTATGGGCTCGGCATCATGTCATATTTACCCATGGCTCCTGAGTCCTCTATTGCTACTTTCGACAACCGTTGGTCTGGTGGTGTGACGGACGAGCTTTTGACTGGTGAGTATACTCTTACTGGAGGGACAACGCCGGGTAATTTGATGGTGTATACTTGTCGTCCTCACGCACTGTTCCACCCTCAGGATAATTCAGGTTGTGAGATGACCTTGCCATTTTGCTATTACAAGAACTGGCTGAATTTGGACTCAAGTCTTACAGAGCTTCAGCAGATGGGTCGCATTCGTCTCTACACTCCGATGGATTTGCTGACTGCTGGCACTGCATCAATTAACCCTGTTACAGTCACCATTTACGCGTGGTGTGATATGCATAAAGTGGCTGGCCCCTCTTATGTTGTTCAGGCTAAAGATGAGTATGGCGACAGGCCAGTTTCTACTGCTATGTCGGTTGCGTCTGGTGTGGCCAAGTCTCTGTCCACTGTTCCACAGCTCGGACCGTATGCTATGGCTACTTCGACTGCCTTGGCGAGTTTGGGTACCGCTGCCAGGTGGTTTGGGTATACAAATCCACCCATCATATCCGACACCCATTCCACTGCCTTGAATTACATGCCTAACTTTGCTTCCCCGGAGATTAGTAGCCAGTATGATAAGATAAGCTTGGACCCAAAGTGCGAGGTTACTGTTGATTCTAGGACCGTGGGTCTTGATGGTGTGGATCATATGGCCATCTCCCATTTGGTTAGTAGATCTGTTTCGTATAATATGGCTGATTGGTCCCCCACAATGACCGTTGCCAC